TAACCAAACATACAAAAAAGACTTGGATGAACTGATTCCACACATTGAACGTCAGGACTGGGCAGGACTACGTGAACAACTTAAAGCAACAGGCATTCGTAATAGCACACTAATGGCATTGATGCCAAGTGAAACAAGTGCGCAGATTGCAAACGCTACCAATGGCATTGAGCCACCACGCAGCCTTATTAGTGTAAAACAGTCAAAGCACGGAGTACTCAAGCAAGTTGTACCAGAGTTTAAACGTCTAAAGAACAAATATGATCTGCTTTGGGATCATCGTTCGCCTGAAGGATATATTAAGATTATGAGTGTGCTGCAAAAGTACATAGACCAAGGTATCTCCGTTAATACTTCATACAATCCTGTATTTTACGAAGATGAAAAGATTCCAATGAGTACTATGTTACAACATATGTTGATGTTCTACAAGTATGGTGGCAAGCAACTGTACTACTTTAATACCAATGACGGACAAGGCGAACTTGATGTTAACAAACTAATGGGCGAAGAAAGCTTACCAGAACTAGAATCAACAGACATTGACGACGAAGCTTGCGAAAGCTGCACAATATAAACATTGACACGTCTGCAAAGGCGTGTTACATTACTAAAATACAATCAATATAAGGAACAAACATGAGTGTTTTTGACGTTGCCAATGTGGCAGACCATACTAAAGTTACAGCATTTTTGGACCCAACAGGCGGTCCGACTATTCAACGTTATGACACGTTGAAATACAAAAGCTTTGATAATCTCACTGACAAGCAACTAGGATTCTTTTGGCGTCCGGAAGAAGTTGATATCTATCAAGATGCCAAAGACTTCAAAGGATTAACAGAGCACGAGAAACACATCTTTACATCAAATCTCAAACGTCAAATCCTGTTAGACAGTGTACAAGGTCGTGCACCTGTTGAAGCGTTTGCTCCTATTGTATCTTTGCCAGAGATTGAAAACTGGATTCAAACATGGACGTTCAGTGAAACTATTCACTCACGTAGTTATACACACATCATCCGCAATGTTTACAGCAATCCTAGTAAAATCTTTGACGAAATGATGAGTATTGAGGAGATTGTAGACTGTGCAGGCGACATTAGCAAATACTACGATAATCTAATCGAAATGAGCAGCTGGTACAATCTTCTAGGCGAAGGCGATCACAAAGTCAATGGCAAGAAGATCACAGTCGATCTTTACGAACTAAAAAAACTATTGTGGCTTACACTGATGAGTGTTAACATTCTTGAAGGTGTTCGCTTTTATGTCTCATTTGCATGTAGCTGGGCATTTGCAGAAATGAAGCAAATGGAAGGCAATGCTAAGATTATCAAGTTGATTGCCCGCGATGAAAACTTGCACCTAGCAAGTACACAACTCTTATTAAAGACACTCAAGAAAGATGATCCTGACTTTATTAAGATTGCAGATGAAACAGAAGCTGAATGCGTTCAAATGTTTGTTGATGCAGTTGATCAAGAAAAAGCTTGGGCAGAATACTTGTTCAAAGACGGTTCGATGATTGGTCTAAACACTGAGCTGTTGAGTGATTATATCGAGTGGATTTGTACTCGTCGTATGAGCAATGTTAATCTTAAATCACCATACAACGTAAAAAACAATCCACTGCCTTGGACACAAAAATGGATCTCAGGTGCTGATGTACAAGTTGCACCACAGGAAACTGAGATTACATCATATGTATCAGGCGGTACCAAGCAAGATGTCTCCGAAGACACATTCAAAGGTTTTTCGTTATGATTGAGATTTATGGTAAAGCACAATGTCCGTTTTGTGATAGAGCAAAAGCATTGTGTGAGCAACGTCAATACAGCTTTAAGTATTATCAACTTGGAGTAGACTTTACACGAGAAGAAGTATTGGAAATGTTTCCAGGCGCTCGTACCTTTCCACAAATCAAAGTAGGCGGAAAAAGCATCGGCGGTTGGGATAGATTCCCACAGTATTTAGAAGAAACAGGCTATAACGGAACAGGACATACACTATGATTATCGAAACACCATACAAAGCAAACGATACAGTAACTATTAGAACTACAGCAGGCGAAGAGATTGTAGGCAGATTTGTAGAAGAAAATGACAAAACAATCAGCATAACTAAACCTCTTGCACTACAAGCAAGTCAGCAAGGCATCGGTTTGGGTCCTTGGGTGTTTACTGTAGATCCTACTAGCACTGTGAAAATAAATAAAAGTGCAGTTGTGTTCGCACACAAGACTGAAAAAGATATGGCCAGTCAATACGTGCAAGCAACAACAGGCTTGACAGTTTAAGGAATATAGATGGCAGATCAGTTTGATAGTGTTACCGGCGGCGGCAATGGATTTAGTGTTAATAATGTCCAAACTACCTCAGTGACATTTAATGTTCCAACTACTGGAACATTTGATATTTACATTTCAGACACTTATGCAGGTACCGCCAGTAGACCATCTGGCACATATGATTTAGCATTGTCTGCTATTCAAGTTCGAGATAGCACTTCCCCGGCACAGATTCAGTTTTTGTTTCCTAGCACAGGAGTAGACCCAGGAGGAGCATATACATCTGAATTTACTGCTACATGGAGCGACCCAACTGAAGGTCTTGTTCAGTCAAATAACATTCTTGCTAACGTAACAATAACAAACAATGATCCTAGTGAAAGTTTTCCTGATGGCAAATTTGAAAAAACTAGTAATACAAATCTTGCATATACTCCGCCGTATCACATACACCAAGATGACGATTTTCTTACAGCGTGGGCAGACATTGCCACTGCTATGACAGAACTTGCTGCTATATCCACGGAACTAAAAGGGTATACCGAATCAATCAAAAATGATGTTGCAGTTTTCAAAAGCCTTGGAACCAACAGCAGTCAAGGTATTTCAACCAAAGAAGTGTTGGTGAACACAGCTTGCAATGCCGGCGGATTACAACCGGCTGTGGTTATTGATGCACTTCAGTCCAATGGAACTTGGGATGATGTTCTCAAAGAGCTTGGAGATCCGTTGTACATGCCCAGTGGCGAACGTCAAAGCGACAAGGATAAAAAACCCTAATGGCAAGAACACAAACAACAGCACAAACAAACGCGGCTTGGCTAGCTTCCGTGCAAACATTTAAAACTCAGCTAGAAACCTACAAAAACGATATGGAATCTATCAAGGATGATTTTCAGCAGATATCACAAGATGTAAATGCACTTCGACAAAGAGCAGAAGATTGTGGTCAAGGCATCTATGTGTATCAAAGTTGGAATCTATTCAGTAGAGCTATGGTATTACAAACATTGTTAGACGACACTGAAAAACTAGATCGAGTAAGAGACATTATGCGTCAAGGACTGGGCATTCCAGATGGCGAATATCAAGGTCAGTATGATAGTGATTTTGATTTTAACATCAATGCCGACAACATCAGCGACCCGGATCCTGAAAGAAAAGCTAGTGCTCCTAAAGTTTATCCAACCGAAGGCGGAACTTGATGCCAAAAGTACACAGGATAGGCGATATTGACAGTGATGGAGATGCAGCAGTTAGTGGCGCAGCCCATGTCTATGCAAATGGCAAAAACGTTGTTAGGATTGGAGACACAGACAGTGATCCTGATACTAAAACCAGTGGCTCAAAAGATGTGTATGCAGAAGGCAAAAAAGTACACCGTATAGGAGATACCGATAGCGATCCTGATACTGCGGCGACTGGGTCACCTGATGTCTTTGCCAACGGAAAATAACACTTGACAAACTTTCTTTTGTGTCTTATTATAAAGCATAGGCAACAAGAAAGGCAAATACATGAAAAAGATTATTTTAACTGATGCAGACGGAGTGTTACTCAACTGGGAATATGCGTTTTGCACATGGATGGAGCAACACGGTTATACACAGATTGCAGATGGCAACCGTTATTATGACATTGGTGAACGTTTTGGTATTACTCAAGATGAAGCATTTGCAAAGGTTTTGATCTTCAACGAAAGTGCTGCCATTGGATTCTTGCCAGCGTTGCGTGATGCTATGTTCTATGTCAAACGACTGCATGAAGAACACGGTTATGTGTTCCGTTGTATTACAAGTTTGAGTCTTGATCCTAATGCCTACAAGTTGCGTAAAATGAATCTTGAAAAACTGTTTGGCGAAACAGCATTTGAACAGTTGGTTTGTTTGGACACAGGCGCAGACAAAGATGCAGCACTTGAACCTTATCGTGACAGTGGATTGTACTGGATTGAAGACAAAGTCAGCAACGCAGTACTTGGACAAGAACTAGGGTTGCGTAGTATTCTAGTCGAACATGGATTTAATATGAAAGAACGTATTCCCGGTATTAAAAAAGTTGCTACTTGGAAAGAGATTTACGAGCATATTACAGGTGAGTGATTTGAGCGAGATTCATGACCAGCTAAAAACAGCCTTTTCTGTCTATGTACAAGAAAGTGAAAAGTTTGAAGTGCAGGGAGTTAAAGTTTCTGCACAAAGAGCTCGTCAGGCACTCAATGATATGAAACGACTAATAGTAGTACGTAGACAGGAAATACAAGAAAAGAAGCAACAGACATGATCAAACATACTATAGGTCCTACTGACATTTATATCTGCGAAAGTACTGCTATTTGTATTGTATGTAATCCTACAGAAAATCTTGCAGGTGAAGTTGCAGACTATATTTTTACAAACAACTACACCTGCGGAGTTATCTATCATGAGAGCGATAACAAGGCCCTTGCTTTGCATCGACTAGTAGGCGGCAATATTTACACCAACATAGACCAAGTAGAAGAATATAAAAAAACACTATGTTAGCGCCATAATACTGTTACATTGTAAATACAGTATGACACACAAAGAGTTTAAATGGGCCAACGAGTTACACTGGATGGTCAAAGGACATCTTATCCCGCAAGAGTGGGCAGGAGATGAACAACAAGTAAAATCAATGGAAAATAGTTATTTTAGGCGTCTCTGGGGAAACCACGAGGCGTCTATTCATTTAAAGGGTTTCGAACAAGCATGGGAGCAACGATATGGTAACCTCGAAGATAGCGCAACTTAACGAAACAGATTTGGATTATCTAGATCAACTACTACACAAAGAATTTTCAAAGCAGTGCAACAACAGCACACAATGGAAAACCAAAAATGGTAGCAACTATCCATACGACAACTCCAAACAACTTGTAAGGTTGATGGATGCTGTGCGCAGTCAAAAAAGGCTACTGTCTATGCCCAAATGGTGATATATACAGTATGACTCACGCACATAAACTAGCAGTAATACAAGCCATCGCCTGGATAGGCGCAATATACAGTTTGTTTCTTTTTGACTTTCCGACTATTGTTTGGGTAATCCTCCTAGGATATCTAATCGGTGTAGTTGGAGGAATAATAGGACTACACAGATATTTTTCTCATAGAAGTTTCCAAGTAAATCGATTTTGGCACTATGTATTGATGTTCACTGCCGTTATACAAGGATTAGGATCACCTATTGCTTGGGTAAGTTGTCATCTAAAGCATCATGCTCACAGCGATACTGAAAAGGATGCACATAGTCCTAAACACAAAGGACGTTTTAAAGTGTTTTTTGGATACTTTTTTGATATTTACGATGTCGATCCAAGATATGCAGTTACATACCTAAGAGATCCAGTTCATAAGTTTGTTCACAACTATTACTTTTGGCTCAATGGCACTTATGCTGCTATACTATTAGCTATTAATCCTTTGCTGATTTTTCCGTTGTATTTTTGGCCTGTGGTATTTGGTGTACTGTTCTGTGGTATTACAAATGTGATCAGTCACTGGAACTTTTTTCCGGAAGATAATAAAATTGTAGCAATACTAACAAGTGGCGAAGGTATGCACAAATATCATCATGATAATCCTAATGAAGCAGTGTTACCATCACCTGACTTTGCAGGGTTTATTATCAATCTAATACGCAAAACTTCTTGACAATGCCCAAATGGTAGTGTATAAATATACTTGTAATGTTGAAGCGATTTGACGACTGAACTGGACCCGGGTGCGACTCCCGGCATCTCCACCACATAAACTCTTTAGTATAAAACCGCTTCGGTGATTGGTAAGTTGGCAAACCTTTAGAGTTTATTTGATGGGGATGAAGTAGGTATCGACAGGCAGGATAGAAGAGTGGAGTTACCG